GCATTCTTGATCCTGATTTATATCCAAAAATCATCAAGACCGATTGCGTTGTCATGGACTTTGGCACATCTATACTTACTCACGGGGCTTTAGATGAAACTGCAAACCTAGATGGAAGACCCAAAGACCCAAATGCCGAAGCGCCAACAAAAATATGTCCAGAATGTGATAGCGAAGTTGCTTTAAATACTCGCGTATGTCCAATCTGTGAATATGAGTTTGAAGAAAAAGTTAAAGATGTTTTAGACAACTTTGAGATGACCGAATACGATCTCATGCAGATGTCTCCGTTTATGTGGATTGATCCCTACGGCTTAGGCACTGCAATGATGGCTACAGGATTTCAAGGTTTCTCTATGGTAGGCAAGGTTGGAAATTACTGGATCGCCATTGTAAAGGCTCAGAATGGACGTGCTAGAGTGGTTTCAATCGGTGAGAAGGTACAAGCGATGGCTGCGGCTGATGATTTCCTGCGTGAGATCGAAGACAGCACGGCTGCAAACAAGTCTAAACGCTGGCTAAACCAAGCCGCAACTCCAAAGCAAAAGGAATTTCTGCGTAATAATGGCGTGGAAGTAAGCGAGATGGACTTCTCTTGGACTAAGTATAAAGCGGCTTGTTGCTTAGGGTACTATTTTAATCGTGATCAAATTGATAGACTGATTGCAGACAACTGGAAAAAGTTGACGGGGAAAGATTATGCAAAGATGTGAAATACTAGACACGGCAAAAAAATACGTCACAAAAGATCGTGCCGCTGATCATGGAAACATGGAAGACAACTTCTCCACGATAGGCAAATACTGGTCTATTCATCTTGGTATGAACGTAAGCGCCGTTGACGTATCTGTAATGATGAATTTGCTCAAGGTAGCTCGTATCAAGTCCAACCCAAAGCATATGGACAACTATATTGATGGCTCAGGCTATCTAGCTTGTGGCGGAGAATTAGCCGCTAAGGGAACGTAATGCCAAGATTTGAAATGCACCTTATGATCGCTGAGAAGTCAAAAGATAATTTCGAAACAGTCGAGTATGACATCGTGTGCTTTGTCAAAGACCCTACGGATATGGTTGAAATAGAATCGTCAGCAAACGAAATCATTACTGACCATCTGCAAGACGCAGATAACGTAGTTCTATTTGGAACAGCGGTTATCGAAGTAAAAGGCGAAGAGCTTTTAAATATCGCGTTTCAAAACAAGGACGCGGATCAAGAAGAAGTAAACAGCATAATGAATTTATGCGTATTAGGAAGGGAGACAATACATTGAGCGAAGTTGATACAGCCCCAAAACCTATGAAGGAATTAGCCTTCATACTAGGGAAGTTTGGTTGGAATACAAAATTTTCTGACCTTACTGAAGAGCAAGTGCAAACACTTGTTTTTGGAATACAAGAATCAAAACGTCTAGCAGCGGAGATTGACATTGGAAAACTCGAAGACACTTACTTTAAGTCAACAGGCGCTTGGCCCTCTACTTCAATCCCGTTCTAGATCTGATCCTTTAGCGGATCAAATCAAGGAAGCTGTAGATAAGGGCATAGTGGCAGGCGAAGAAAAACGGGAACGCCGTAAGTATATCGGTGCGTCCAGTATTGGTGATGAGTGTCAGCGTAAAATACAGTACCGCTACCTCAACTATCCGATTGACCCCAGCAAAGCATTTACTGCACGCACGTTGCGTATCTTTCAGTTCGGTCATGAGATTGAAGACTATGCCGCTAAGTGGCTCAGGGACGCAGGATTTGACCTACGCACAGAGCACAAGGACGGCAAGCAGTTCGGTTTCTCAATAGCTAATGGCGAGATCAAAGGACACATTGATGGTGTTGTTTGTGCAGGCCCAGTGGATATGGATTATCCTAGCCTGTGGGAATGCAAGTCAGCTAACGACAGTAAGTTCAAGGGATTTGTTCGGCATGGAGTTGCTAAAGCTAATCCAGTTTACGCAACTCAAATTGCTCTGTATCAGACTTATATGGAGCTTCATGAGAACCCTGCATTATTCACTGTAGTGAACAAAAACACTTCTGAAGTTTATTACGAGCTTGTGCCGTATGATCATAATCTTGCTCAAAAGGCGAGCGATAGAGCAGTAAACATATTGACGGCATCAAAAGCTGGTGACATTCTACCGCGTATTGCTCAAAGTAAAGATTTCTTCTTATGCAAGTGGTGTGAGTTTAAAGAAACTTGTTGGAAAACATAAAAAAAATGTGAGGTGCGCTTGGACGGCATCACCCCACATTAATGAGCGAAGTAGGGTATTAAGGGGCAAAGTAATGAATGTTTTAAGTTTTGGCAAGACAACAAAGGAAATCACGGAGCGTATTTCAAGAGAAGTGCCTAGAGTGGTACAGTTGCAAATACTGTTCGATACATACCCACAAGGCATCCAAAAAGGTAAAGAATTCTTTATCGGTTCTCTGCGTGGCGAGGCTGGTAGGTCTATGCGTATCAACATTGATCAGAGTAGCCCGTGGTTCCTTACGGGAAAAGACTTTGAATCTGGCGATGGTATTGGCGGTATCTCTAAGGTCTTAAAGGAAGGACGCGGTTACTCTATGTCAGAGTGCGTTCAGATGTTCTCTCAATATATGCACCAAGACTATGTTGCGCCTCCTGAAAACATTGTTAAGCCGAACAACCCACAAAGCTTTGTCGTAGCAACAGCACCTCAAGCGGTCGCAGATACACCAAAACCCGAACAAAAGGCATCCATTAGCTCTAGCACGCCGTTCGAGGACGAATATGTCTACACAGACGAGCACGGTGTAGTAATCGTATCCGTGCGCAAATACTATGACCGGGACGAAACCGGAGGAATTGTTCGGGATAGCTCCGGGAAACCTAAAAAACAATTCCGTCAATTCATGAATGGTCGTCAAGGCGTTCCAGAACCTAGACCTCTCTACAATATCCCGAACATTTTAGACGCTAACAAAATCATATGGGTCGAAGGTGAGAAATGCGCTGATGCTCTTAACTCCCTTGGCTATGCCGCTACCTGTACTATCGGTGGTGCTGGAATGCTGTCAGAAAACACGGCTCACAAGTTTGACTTCTCGCATCTGCGTAACAAGGACGTTATCCTGTGGCCTGACAATGATGAGGCTGGCAAGAAGCTGGCTCGTATCGTTGAGGCTCAAGCAAAACTAGCTGGTGCTAAATCTACGCTCATGCTTAAAATCCCTGCTTCTAAAGAAGAAAAGTGGGACGCGGCTGATGCAATAGAAGAAGAATTCAACATTGAGAAGATGCTGAAAACCAGCGAGAGCAAGGTAAAAAAACCTATCAGCCTGATAGATAGTAGCCTGTTGATTAACGAATACTTTGTTGGCTCCGCTCCGACACAGAGCTTTCTTATTGGTGATACAATACCTCTTGGCGTTCCAGTAGTGTTCGCGGCGGCTGGTGACAGTGGTAAAGGTATGATGACGCTTGATCTTGCTATGAAGGTTGCCTCTGGTGCAGATATGCAGAGCGCATTCGGTGGGCTTGTTGCGGATCACGGTGACGTAATATTAATTACTGCGGAGGATGACAAGGACGAGATGCACAGGCGTATCTCTAGGCTTGATCCTAATAAGTATCGTGAGCACTACGAACACAAATTGCGCGTTCTCCCGTTGCCAAACCTTGGCGGTGTGTTTCCAATCATGCAGAAATTCGACAACTCCTACCTGATGGGCGAAGAGTTTTCTCGCATCTATGACCAGATGTTAGAGATGGAAGCTCTGAAGCTGATCATCATTGACCCTATGGCATCGTTCGTTCACGCGGATGTGAACTCTGATCCAGCGGCAGGAGCCGCGTTTATGAGCTTACTTGCACAGATGGCAACCGAAACTGGAGCGACTGTCATGGTCAATCATCACATGGCAAAGATTAGGGACAGTGAACCTGTCACAACTCCAGAACAGGCGCGTAATCTTATTCGTGGTACGTCTGCAATTGTTGATGGCGTGCGTTGTGCGTTTGCCGTCTGGTCTGTTGACGAAAGCACAGGGCGTCAGCGTTGCCGTGATCTGCAACTAGATTATGCACGCAATGCCGTGTTCGATGGTGCTGTTGTGAAATCAAACGGCCCAGCTAATCGTGAGATAAGACATTTTATCCGTAACCCGAACACAGGATTACTGGAAGATCGCTCTATGGATATTCGTTCTTTGGCTATGTCTTCAACGGTTCGTGATCGAATAAACCATTTGGTTGATTTCGTTCGCATGAGGGAAAACGATGGTCGCGCCGTTACTCATGGTGGCGGGAGTGATGGTCTTCATACCGCCGTTAAAGAATCAGAACCAATTGAACCTTGCGTTATCTTGTTGAAGAACACTGGTAAAGAAGGAACAATCAAGTCGGCAGTCACCAAGGCAATGGAGATGGGAATTATCCGAAAGTACACTCTGTCTCTCGGTGGCTCAGATAAATGGCTTGGCACTATGGATGGGCCATTTTCTCGCGGTGAATACGAACGTCAAACAGGTAGAGATAATCTTTGACAATCGTGGGAACTTATGGTAATAATCCCATTACATGTAAAGGAGAAATAAAATGATTCATGTATTTGAAAAAACTGGACCTACGTTAACAGAGGCTCAAGGTCTTGTAGGTGGTAATGTTGAGATGGTTAGGTCACCAAGTGACCCTGACATCCAAATCATTGTTAATGAAGAAGGACTTCTAATCGGACTTCCGTTTAACGAAGAGGCATCTAAGATGTGCGACACAGGTATTGTCGGTGATGCTATTGTCTTAAAGGGCAGTGCTAGGTGGGATTAATCCATGTATGACAGTCTAAAGCCGATCAGAATACTACTAGAACACCGCCTTAGCTCTATGAAATCAGAAGCTAAGGCGCGAAATCGTTTTACTTTATACCAGCAAGTCGAGGAGATTGAAAAATTGCTGGTGATGTTTGAAAGGGAGATACGAAGTGAACAAGATGTTAATGGACGAACCACACATAGCGGAGATGTACCGAAATAGATGGGTGGCGCAAAACATAAAAGATATGAAGGAAAACCCTAAAACAATATCAAACTTCAATTCGGTGTCAGCTTTGCGAAGAGCGAAGAAAGAAAGAAGCGAAGCATCAACTATTGAAATGACAGAGAAAGCTAAGTTTGTTAATCGTCTTTTAAAGAAAAAAATGACGCACAACGAAATATCTGAAATACTAGGCATAACAATTAAAGGCGTGTCTGATATGAAGAGAAGATACGATATGCCAAGGGACGAAGAGGAATGACCTATGTGGGCGTTAGTCTGGATGCAACTTATTAGTGGTATGCCGATAGATTACTACCAACTAGGATCATACGAAAGCAAAACAGTCTGCGAACTATACAATCAAAAAGCACAGGTAATGGTTACCCATAGCGGTATAACTGTTGCCTGTATTTTTTTGGATACTCGTGAGGTCAGCCAGTGAATGTGGCGCATTCGGTAGCACGCTCAACCAAAAATAACAGTTAAGTGAAAGCTGACCTCAAAATTAATTTACCATAAAATGTTCGGGTTTCAAGCGGTTAATACATTGCTGGAGGATAACTTTGTGACGGCTGTGGCTGTTGGTATTGTTGCTGTTGATACGGGTTAGACATTCCGCCGTAACCACCAAATCCACCTTGACTCTGCCCCATTCCATAGCCGCCGTATTGTTGTGGCTGTGGTGACTGCTGTTGATACGGGTTCTGATATGGTTGGTAAGTCGGCTGAGGCATTTGTTGCTGAGGTTGTTGTGGACGATTCATACCGCCGTAACCGCCTTGCATACCACCACTGAAGTTATTCGGGTTAGGGCCAAAGCCACGCTGACCTCCGCCGTAACCGCCCATGATCCCCTGCGGTCTTTGTTGAGGTCGCTGAGGAAACCCACCAAACATACCCATACCCTGCGGACGCTGACTGCCAAGACCCATTCCCATTCTAGGGTTCTGACGTTGGCGCTGTTGTAGCTGTTGTTCCATCTGCTGTATGCGGTAGTCCTTAAACCCGCCTGTGCCTTCAAACGCAGTGCGTAATTCACCCATACGATCCCGTTGCTCTTGATTGGGTTGCATGGCATCCATCAAAGACTGCATCTGAGCGCGTTGATCTTCGTTCGGGCGCATGGTCTTTTGGTAATCCATCAAAGCCTGATACTGCTCGTTACCTTCAAACGGGTTCTGTTGCCTAGCTCGCTGGGCTTGTTGTGGCCCACCGTAACCACCAAGTCCTCCGCCCATATTAGGTTGGCCGCCAAACGTCCGCCTGCTCATACTTTGCTGGACATTTTGTAAGGGTTGTCTAACTGAATTAGCAAAAGGAGAAGTTTGAAATGCTTGAGATCGCATATCTGGAACAAATTCTGGTTGTCCAGTGGTTGGATTAATACGCATAGTGCTCATGTCGATCTCCAAAATGGAATTGTTCGGGTTATATCACCTTTCTGCCGCCCGATCAATAGACCTGTCGCCCATGTACGCATCCACAACCATCATCATGAAAAACGGCAGATCGTTCGGATGCAAACCTAACCCGAATAAAAGTTCGACTACCAAGTTACGCATCTCAGGCATCGAAAAAGATTCGGGAACCTCTTGCAAGATTCCCGATACAATTACTTCTATTCTCTCTGGGCTTAATCGCTCTTTGTTAATCGCCATCGTATTAATCCCTTCTTGATTTAGGTCTAACGCTAGTCTTTACCGCAGTCGGGTGGTCATACGAATAGAAGATATGGTGTCCAATCCGAACAACTCTGTGTAGTTTCTTGCGCCAAACTGGATGAACATCTGGTGTGTGGTAGTGATCCGCAGTGCTGAAAGGCAAGATGTAAGGATCGTTTATGATCTCAACAGCAAGCTTCTGTGCCTTGGCCCAAGCTGTTTCGTCCCGTGGCTTCGGGGTCTTGTCCTTGCGATAGAAAGAGAATTGTCGATCTTGCGTAATGACACCGCACATAGAGGACGGCCAGCGTTTTGACTCCATGCGGTTAACAATAACTCTTGCAACCATCAATTGACCTAAAAGTGGTTCACCCCTTGCCTCGTGATACAAAGCAAGAGACAAACACGCTGCCGCCGCTATCACTTTTCAATATCCAATTTATACATCCAATTTTGTAAAACTTGGTAACTTTTTAAACCTAATAAATTAGCAGCATTTTTTAAGTTTTTACTTTTGTCAATAGCTCTCCTAATGTAGTCACGTTTTACGTCGTCAAGAGCAGAATTGACATCATAGCTCTCTTCGTACTGATCCAGAGGCAAATACCCTTGGAACTCATCGCGCAAGTCTGACAAGTCGGACTGCGTTGTTACTTCCTCCAAGCGGTCAAGCAAGTATCTAAATGTAGGTCGATCACTCATCTTCGTCCACCTCAACTTTGCCAGATCCATTGCACATATCGCAATCTTCATCGCGGAAAGAATCAACCTCCACAGTTACTTCTAGTTTGCCTTCCCCATGACATTCGGGGCAGTCGCCTAACTTCGGTTCGTCAGTGACGAAATAATCTTTTACTTTTCCCAACGGTATTTCCTTCCATTTTGCCATATCTAT